TGTTAAATTGTTATGGTTCTTTTAATAAGCCGTTCCGCTATTAAAGAAATCGGCTGTTTGCTTTAATAAGGGCATACAAAAAAAGCGACTACTCATTGAGAATAGTCGCTTGTAAATACCCCGATTTCGGGGGATTTAAGATTTATCTTGTGAGTTGCCGGAAAGTCTTTTTTCTGCTGCTTCTACGAAACGATTGAAATCAGACTTGTATTCCTTATCTTGGATAACTCGGTATTTTGCATATTCGCTCTCGGCAAATTTCTCGGCAATAATCCGTTTTACCTTTCCTGCATCTTTAAGAATTGGGTATTCATTGAAATTGAGGAACATATCCAAACGTGACGCCCAATCTGCCATTGTATATGTCCCTTTTCCTTTTTCTGCCAAACGTTCCGCATAATCAAGGAACATATTAACGAGTTTGTTTAGGGCTTTTAGTTCGTCTTCTTGCAGATAGTTCTTGCCATTTGTAACATCACGCTTATATATCTTGCCTCCTTTCTTTTGGTTCTGCCAAGTTGTAAGCCCCATATACTCTTTATTGGCATCGGCACGCATAAGCAACTCAGGTGCAGTATGCTGATGTATCGCATAATGGAACTTGTTTTGCATTTTAGCATAGAACTCTTGCGTTATAGGAGACGAGGGGTCGTAGTCAATACTACAATCACGAAAGATGTCGGTTATTTTCTCGTAAAACACACGTTCCGAAGCACGTATCTCTTGGATACGTTCAAGCAGTTCTTTGAGCCTATCTTTACCAAACAATCTGTCTTTGCCTTTCAGTCTATCGTCATCCAAAGCAAAACCTTTAATAAGGTAGTCTTTCAAAATCTTTGTAGCCCAAATCCGAAATTGCGTTGCTTGGTAACTATTGACACGATAACCAACGGCTATCACGGCATCAAGATTATAAAAAGTTATCTCACGTTGAACTTGTCTATTCCCCTCAATTTGAACTACCGAATTTTTTTCGGTAGTTGCCGTTTCTAATAATTCATTTGTGGAATATACATTTTTCAAGTGTACTCCGATATTATCTGATGTACAACCGAATAACTCCGCCATAGCCTTTTGTGTCATCCAGATGGTATCATTGGCATTATCCACCAACACAGCAACTTTAACCTTTCCGTCATCTCCTTCGTAAAAAACAAAGTCTTGTTCTTGTTTTTTGATACTTGTTTCCATTACTCAAAATAAAAGAACCTCCCAATGGTCAGTGCCTGTTGTGGCTGTTTGCACCGACCAAAGAGAGGTATATCACGCATACGCTAACAGCCACGAAAGCGAATAACTGCGCAAAGATACTGCTTTTCTTTGGATTGTGCAAATGTGAACTATTCGGCTTTCCCGAATAGTTGCGACTATTCTCAATACGTCAAAGACCGCTTTTGTCTTGTGCCGAGTGCGGGCTATCAACTCCGCACGGGCTTATAAAAACTTTCCTGTTATCTTTAATACCAATGATATTATGCTTTTCCAATTCTTTACACATAGAACTGCTATTATCAGTAAGATAGCCACAAACAGCACCCAAAAGCCACGAGTGCAATTTTGATAATAGTTAGGCACAACCTCTTGCTTCTCCACAACTATTTGTTTGTCGGCGACTTGTATAGTGTCGTGCCGCTCAACTATCTTGTCCCGCCAGCGGATAGACCAACGCTCACGCCACACCGTGTCGCCTTTTTGCCGGATATAGATACTGTCCTTTTCGTAGGTCTGTATCGTGTCGTGGCGGTAGCGGGTTACTATGCTGTCCCTGTACTCTATGCTCGGTAGGCACTCGCAGGTCTTGCAACCACGCAGCACCCACGCAAGGAGCAGCACGAGAAACACGCAAGCCAACAGGCGAATGATATGTATCGGGTTGATACGCATTTACTCCGCAGGTGTTTCCGTCGTTTCTGCTTCCGCTGCTGCTTTTGCTTTGCGTGCTGCGTCCCGTTGTGCCGCCAACGTCTCCGCCTCTGCGTCCGTGATAACACGATACGTGTCGGGGTACGCATAGCGCAAAGGTAAAGACAGACTACGGTACGAGTGAAAATCCTCTATCGGGTCGCCCTCCGCATAGTCGGTTATCTGATAGCCCTCCTCTGTACGCAAGAGGAAATACGAAAACGCTTCATCAACGCTCGCTATATGGGGCAATGTGCTTAATTCCTGCCGTGTCATAGTTGTGTCCTTAAATTAAAATGTCCTACTTCTAAATCTTTTTCTTCTCCTCTGGTGGCATATACTATAAAATTTACCGCTTCAGGGGTTATGTTGGCTACTGACTCTTCTGTTGCTTCTCCTATTACACACTGCATATGTGTGATTGTCATCTCTGCGTCCAGTTCGTTGTATCTAAGTCCCTTTATCAGCCATCGTGAGAAATCCTCACCGATGTGTATGCGTATGAAAGAGACGGATACTATACCCTCTTCGCTGTCATACGATTGTATCTCATCGTAGAACTCCACCAGCCACGGCTTAAAATGCTGTGCGTGAGCGGCTTGTGCATACCCGTCGAACCAGTACTTGGAGAGAATGACAGGGTAGATATTCTCACCCGACAACTGTCTTAACATTAAAGAGGCTTCGTCTTCTTTTACAAAATCTTCACTGTTAATGGAGATTTTTATGTATCTGTATATAGCACTGTACAGGTATTTGCACATTTCCTTGCTCAACAGTTGTCCATCCTGTTTAATCCAGTCTATAGTCATCGGCATTTCGAAGCGGGAACGCTTGATACTTTTCAACGTTTGGAGAGTGGCGAACACCTCTATGTCGCCATTCAGCACTATTTCAGCCGATGTACCGTCTCCTGTGTGGTACTCCTTATTCCCGACAAAGATATGCGTTTGCTGCTCATCTGTAGTAGTGCCACTCTTGAATTTACGTTCTGTGAGGAATATGGGGTTGTCACTATTGTCTCTTGCCTCTATGCTTGGGGCTATCAACACAACCGCACCTGCCGAGGTTACTTTCGTCTCGGTCTTGGTTACGGTTATACCCTTGCCGCTGAATTTCAGTTCCGACTGGTCGGCTTTCAGACGCAAACCCATAGAGCCGTCGAACTTGACAGAAGTTTCATTGGGGTTGGCTTGAAACGCAACTTTATCACTCCCCGGCTGTTTCACTCTGAACCCCGTGTCGTCCATCTTCAGTTCCTGATCTAGACCATCTGTCGGGCTTTCGTACTTTATGGATATTTTATTGTCTTCGACCCGGAAATAAGTATTGTTGCCGTTAGGAGAGCGCAATACGGACACTATGTTATCTATTAACAACTGACTATCAATACCCCCGCTTGTTATTTGCACGCCACTCAGACTGTTAGTACCATTGCCGTTTCTTGTTTTGAAGACAATGTTGCCTTGGTTGTCCCGAATATACACATTGCTGCCGTCCGCCTCTACCGAAGTACCACTAGAGTCCCCGATTGAACTGTGGGTATGTACTTTGTCGGCTTTGGTGTTTTCCAAATCTGAGATTTTGGCGTCAAAAGACGCCGTCTCGGAGAAATTGACTTTTACGTTAATATCTGCCATAGTTATGTTTCTTGTTTGATTGGGGTATATAGAATTTCAATGCCTGTGGTTACGGATTTGATACATTTGTACGAGCCATTGCTGCTGTACACGTAAATATCCATCAGCAAAGCCCCCGACATTTGTTTGGTGTCTTGGGCGGAGAGCCTGCCGGTATAGAATTTCTTGTCGTTGTTCAATGTGATAGTACCATATCCCGTTGTGGCTGTACTATTAAACTTGGCAATATAACTCGTCTGTGTATAGAGATAGACCACAACACCAGCAAACAGCGACCAGTCTTTGGCATCAGTCGGCTGTATCTGTTCTATCTCCAACGAGAAATCTATGCTCTCGCCTTGGTATCGTATCATAGTGATAATGGTTAGTGAGTGCAGGGACACTCAAGCCCCTGCACCCGAATGAGTATCAATCGCCAGAGACCTCGAAGCAGCGCAAGAGGGTTGCAATAGGTGCTTTCGGGGTTTTGACGGGTTTATTCTTCGTGCGGAATTTGAGTTCTACGTTCCACGTTACCTCGCTGTCCGTTCCCTCCTCTACGGGTTCGGTGGCTTTGAGGCTGACCTCTTGGTCGGTGTAGTGGAAAAGCGTGTCGGTACAATAGCCCACGTTCCACGTTTTCTTTTCGGCTGCCTCGTAGAACTCGCTATTGGCTGCGTATGCTGGGTCGTTGATAGTGAGCGTATAGTCGTAGCCCAGCAGACGCTCGGATTTGTCGCCGAAGCCGTCGGAGGTGATAGCCGAACCGCCATCGCTCGAACCTCGCACATTCGGAATGACAATGATATTGCCCGCCTCGACTAGTTTGGTAAACGATTCGAGTTCGAGGGGAATGGTGATTTTCGTACCCTGCTCAATGAGCATAAGCGTACGGATACGCCCCATCTCCACCTCTTGGCAGGCTGCACACTGGTGGATAAGCGATTTACCCGTGCTGTCGCAATCTTTGTAGGTAATCATAATGGTATGGTGTTTTTAGTTGCACGTTCTGCGTGCGGTGATTATTTTGTAATTGATACGGAATAGAAAGATATTCGGCTGCAAGAAAAACGGAATGCCGCTATACTCCCCGAGAAACACCTGTTTTCTGTCGAATGAGACACTTTTTACCACGCAATAGGCACTTGTGCCACCCTGCTTGCATTGCAGGCTTTGAATGGTATGTGTGATGTTCTCCTCCAATCTGCAAGCGGGAATGACGCTGCACACTCCATAGACCAGCATAGACATATCGCTCTCCTCGGTGTAAGCAATGGTATCACCATAGCCGCTATTGGTTGCCCCCGTGTAGGTCTTTCCATTCAGTCGGTGGTAGAAACTGACGGGGTAGCGGTCATCGAACAAGTCGCAATCTATCTCCCCATACTCGTCTATAATAGCAGGGCGTATCTGCTCCTCGCCGTTTGCCTCGTTGATAATAGCAGGCTCGGCTATGCCGTGGGCGTTGCTGCGTATGCCTTGGCAATCAAGGAATGCCGATGCGGCTTCGTTGATAGCGTTAATGATTTGCTCCATTGAGATGTTGGTTTATGTAGTTCTTGCCAATCTGTATGCAGGTGTTCCGTTCCTCAGTAGTGGGCGAAAAGATTTTGCGCTTGTAGGTCTCCTCGCACCAGCGGGCTTTCTGTAACTGCTCGGCGGTGGCGTAACCTATACCCGTGCCGTTCTCCAACGGATAAAGCACCATAGCGTTCTCCATTGTGCGGGTGAGCGAAAGCACAACCTTACTCCCCTCGGTGCGTCCGTACTTGGGGCGCACATAGCGGAGATAGCCTTGGGAATACGTGCCGATAGGTCTGCCGTCCGCTGCCAGTCCGTCCACGTGGATACGCCTACGCATTTGAGCCATAAGAGTAGAGGCTTGCAACCGCGTCATCTTGCTTATATCCATTGCGGACAACTGCTTGATAACATTGTCGCATACCTCGGTGATATTACTCTTAATCTCAATCATAGAATAGGCGGAATGGTGCGTATTACGTCTTTTTCGTCGGGCTGCTCGCAGGGTGTCTCAAAACAGGGCGAGTTGTGAATGTCTATGCCTCGTACCGCCACCTCCAACTCCCGCTCGAACTGCTCCTCGAAATAGGTGCGTATATCACGGGCTTTGCCGTGGTCGAGGGATGTGTATGTGTTTTGGCGGCTGCTTGTCTGCCGTGTGTACATCACCTCCGCACCCATAAGATACCAAAGGGCGGTGGAGAGCAGTTCACGGTTGTTGCAGATGAGGCACTCGCACTTGCTGACATCGTTCAGCGAGTGGCATTTGTTTACCTCACGGATAAACATCGTGCGGAACTTGTATATCGCCCGCTTTTCGATGTCCGTCCAAAGGTCATCGGCGTCCTGCTCGGAGTGCGTCAAACGTTCGATATTTGCGTACGATATATCGGGCAAGGCATCGACATACAGCCCACTCTCGGCAGGCTGTTTGTCGTATGCGCTCGATAAACCGATATAGCCGAATAAGCAATCTATCATAGGTTACGCTTGTGCCTTGGTGGTGAATACAGCATTAGCGGCTGGTGCTACGGTCTGCACTGCGTCCACATCGGTTGCCACGTAATGGAGCGAACCGTTCATACCGTTGAGACGATCGGTTTCGGCGAAAGCGTCAGTCGGTGCGTTGAACAGAGCATAGTTCTTGGAGATGAGCAATATCCAACCTCTACCGTGGTCTTCCGTGGGGCAGTCCTCGTATTTGAGTTGTGCATCGAAAGTGATAGGTAGCACTTTGTCGCCCACCTGCAACGGCATAGGCAGCGTAAAGAATATAGAGCCGCCCTTTTCGCCTGCAAACGAACCGACATTCTTATTCCAGTCCACGATACCGATCATACCCTTGGCGAACACACCAAAGTGGTCTGCACCCCAGATAGTAGCGGCTTTCGGGTCGTAGTATGCATTGAGTGGCAGGCTGGCGATACCGCTTGCGTCCACGCCGTTCTTGATACGCTGGTAGATGTCGTACTGCGTTACCTTTCCGCTGCCGCAGATAAGCAGGTCGTCGGCAATCTCATTCGCCTGTGCGTCTGCAAGCAGTTGCACGTAGCCATTGTTCAGTCCTGCGGTTGCACCGAGGGCTATGGTCTGTGCCGTGCTTTTGCCGTAGGCGATGTTCTTGCCCCATTTGCTGTTCTGTGCGGTTACGAGGTTGGTATCCATCTTTTGGAGCAGTCCGTTAATCTTCACACGGAGCGTCTCGTACAACGCACGCATAAGCGGTGCGGACGGCGTACCTGCTGCAAGGGTCTGACTTGCCTCCTCCTGGTACTTGCGCATATCCTCGTCGGAGATAAAGATACCGATTTTGGAGAACTGCGTATTCGGAATGGTCGTTTCTTTCCATTCGGGCTTGATAGAGATTTCGCAATCGTCCGTACTCGATACCTCGCTCTCTACGCCACGCTGCATATAGCGTACTTTGATGTCGCGGGTATGCCCTGCACGTAGGTCGGCAAGGTTGTTGATGTCCGTGGCTGCGTTGTTCTCATAGAGCATACGCAGGAAACCCACGGGGGTGATTTTGGTCTGCGGGTCGTTGAGACCTGCAATAAGATTGATGTTAATGAGCAGAGCATTAACAAAACCTACAAGGTTCATAGTGTTCCTTTCTGTTTGGGTGGTTTAACTTAATTTTGCCGCCTCCATTGCGGATTGGAAAGCAGAGGTTATCTGCGCTCCTCCCGCAGGCGGGGGCGTGGGGACTGCTATCCGTTGCCCTGCTCCGTTGGAAACCTCCAAAAGATGGTTGTCCGCAAGCAGGCGGTCGGTGTAGTCCTTAAATGAAACGGGTTTGTAGCCTGCGTCCACATAGTCCATCGTCGGGTTGTCCACCTGCTTAAGACGGAGTGTGCCGTTATCATTGACGATGACTGCCTTGCTGGCTTTGAGAGCCTCATCAAGGAGCGTGTGCGCTGTGAGAACGGATACACGGCGGTCGAGGGTCTTGTTGGCGTAGTTCTTGCTACCGAGTTCGAAATCTACCAGCATACGGAGTTGCTCGGCGGCGTGTGCTTTGTTCAACTCGTCTATCTTGGCGTTGTTGGCGTCGGTAGTGCTGGCAAGTTGGCTTTGCAGGTCGGAGAGCGACTTTTGCAGTTTGGCGATTTCGGCTTTGCTCTCTTTGTCGCCCGCTTTGGTGTTGGCTTCTGCAAGTCGGCGTGCAAGTTCCGTTTCAAGGATTGCGGCTTTCTTGTAGGTGCTTTTCTCGGCTGCCATAGCGTCCGTGATACCATATTTCTCGGCGAGAATACGGAATTGGTCGTCCACTGCATTGAGAATGGTGGGCTTGAAATGGTTCAAGAGAGCGGGGTTGTTTTTCGCTCCGTCGAGCGACATCAGCCCCGTATTGAATTGGCTTGCCAACTCATCGGGGATCTCGGTTGTTCCTACTTTGGCAATAAGCGTTGCCAGTTCGGCATTGTCTTGCAGCCCGATTTTGGCTGCCTGTTGGGTGAAAAAATCTTTCAGTTGCATAGTTATTCTTCGTATATGGTGGTGTCGTTGATACCTGCCTCTCGGAGTGCTTCACGGCGTTCTGTACACGTACCGCATTTGCCACAATGTACCTCTCCGCCTTTGTAGCAACTCCACGTTTCGGAATAGTCGATACCGAGTGCTTTGCCGTGGCGGGCGATGTCGGCTTTGGTGAGGTTGGTGTATGGAGTAAACAGACGCACGCCCTCATAAGTGCCTGCCGATACGGCTTTATCCATAGCGTCCACAAAAGCGGGACGACAGTCGGGATAGATAGTGTGGTCGCCTGCGTGGTTGGCAAGCATAATCTGTTTCAGACCTTGATTATCCGCCATACCCGCTGCGATAGCCAGCATAATACCATTGCGAAACGGCACTACCGTGGAACGCATATTCTCGTCATCGTAGTTACCCTCGGGAACTGCGTCTGCACCCTCTAACAATGAGGAATGGAAATACTGACGGATAAAATCCAAAGGAATGACCACGTGCGGAATACCCAAACGCTCACAGTGCATTTTTGCAAAAGCCAGTTCTTTCTCGTTATGGTTGCTGCCATAATTGAAACTCAATGCCAGTGCAATACGCTCTTTGTATTCATAAAGCATTGTGGTCGAATCCAGTCCGCCCGACAATACGATAATGCTATCCTTACTCATCGTCTTTGGTTGTTTTGCGGGTGGAGGGTTTGGCGGCACGGAGCGCAGCGAGTTCCTCTTTGAGAGTGGCGTTCTCGGCTTGCAGGGTGGCAAGTTCCTGTTCGAGGTCGGCAATACGTGCGTCCTGCTCGGTGGCGTGGACTTGTGCTGCCGCCTGTGCCTGTTCGGCGTTATACTGCGGACGGAGTTCGGGGAATGCTTCGAGTACCTCCTCTTCGGTAGGTTGCTCTACTTTCGCACCCTGCGAGAGGTAAAAATCTCGGTTGGTCGCCAGCAGAATGACCGCTTGCGGCTCGTCCTGTGGAGTTACTTTGATGTAGCGTTTGAGGTTCATAGCGTGTATGTATGAATGGTTATTGTTTAATATCCGTGCAAAGATACGTATATTTTTGATAATACACAAATAATTTAGTATGATTATTTTGTATTTAGTTATTTTCCTACCATTTAAGATAATAATACGCTCAAGGCAATACTGCCTCTTTAATTAATCGTGCGTAAAATACATTTTTATAGTTGGTTACGTTTGGAGATGTGAGAAAAAAGTCGTAATTTTGCGGCAGATAACAAATGTGCAAGTTTGTTTTCTATTTTGCTTTGATGACCTTTGCACGGGTCACATCGTAACAACCGATTAAATTCGTGAAAGTAAGACGCGTTGCGATTTTGCTTATTGAGAGTAGTTCCCGCTACTCTCATTTTTTGTCCCATTCTTTTCTAAATTCTGTATCAAATCGTCTTGTTTCTGCCCATTGCCTTTTAATTATAATTCTTCTGCTTCCTTTGTATAGCCATACCTCCATTACTGATTTATTATGCTGAAAACCGATTTGTAATTGACCACTTGCAGACTGCGCAGTGGCATTCATTTGTACATCAATGATTATGCATTTTGATTGGTGCGAACCATTGTGTATTGCGTTGTATATTCCCTGCTTCCCATTGGTTATTTTTCCCTCTGCATACAAGAAACTATTTTTGCGTTTCAAAATATAGTCCGCACTTACAGAACCACCGATATTTGGTACAAGGTAGGTATTATATCCGCTTTTGGCGATTTTGGACGCAAGGTGTATATTCTTTGGAATTTCATTCTCATTTTTGAAATCATATTGCTCTGCAGAGTAGCCAAATACGCTTCCCTCTTTGAATGAAAATTGTTTGATAGGTTGATATTCTTCTGCCTGTGTTATGGAACGTAACAAGTTATTTTTCTCATACCTTGTCTTTGCTGCATATATTGCTTGAATGGCGTTTGTTAATTGTTCATAAGTACCGATAGCAACTGCTGTGGCAGGAGTAGTTGCCAGTAGTTTTCCTTTTGCTGTCGGTAGGTTTAACTCGCTATTCTTTGCATTATGTTCGTCAAGTTTCTTCTGTGTCTTTGTCGCAAAATCTATCTCCTTCCGTATGTTCTCGGGGACGGCTTCGGCGGCAATGGGGATGAGTTGGTGGCGGCAATTCCACCCGCCCACATTGATTTGCAGGTTCTCCTCGTTTGTTCCCTCTATCATTCCATAAGGCAGGTCGGTCTTGTCGTAGAGTTTGACATCTATGTCGTCCCCGCCGACAATATGGATATGCCCCCGCAACAGGTCGTGGAACTCGGAACGATGGATATAGCGTTTTTTGAGACACGCCTCACAGAACGGGCGTGTGGTCTCAATCTCACTGCCTACATACTCATACCACTCGGTATCGAGGTCATCGGTAAAGAGTTTGTTATTTTGCCCCGCATACTGCGACAGAGCCGTAACGGCATAGGTCTTGGCATAGCGGGACAATGCCCCGTTGCCGCCCGCACTGGTCAGCAGATAGTCGGAGAGTTCCTGCTGCAGGTCGACAAACCTCGCCCCCGATGTAACGGCACGGAGCAACATCTTGTCGAGTTGCGCGGTTACGTTGGTTGCCAGTCCGTCCCCTGTGAGGGCGGCAATAGTGTTCTCCCGTGCAATGTTCTTGACGAGGTTGTGCTTCTGCTCTGCCACGGACGACTGATTTTTGACGGCATAGAAAGACAGTTGCTGCCGATAGATCGTATCGAACACCCCCACCAACTCCCGCACGGCTTGTAGGTAGTCTTTGTTGTTGGCGAGGCGGTAGAGTTTGGAGCGTATCTGCTGCACCCGTTTGAGGTTGGCAATGCTCGTCTTAATGTTGCCCTGAGGAGTGGTTTCGAGGTTCTTGATAAGCAGCAGTACCTCCTCAAACATCTTCTGCTCGGAGGTGCTGACTGCCTTGTCAAAAACCGCACTTGCGTGGTCAGAGGTGGCGATTATGTCTTTTATGCCGATTTTAGCCATTTGCTTGCCGTTTAAGCGGTCGTTTTATTTTTTCGGTCTGTTCGCCATCTTGTTTGTCGTTTTCGCCGTGGGCGTTGTCTTTGTCGTTCTGTTCGTCCGTGGGTAGGTTATTTAACCCTCCGAAGTCAATAGGCTGTGCCTGCTGCTTGGGTTCGTTGGCGGTCTGTACCTCCTCGGCATACTTGCGCATAGTCTCCATTTTCTGCTCGTAGGTCTTGGCGTAGAATTGCCTGTCCTCATTGACGGCACGGCGCACAAAGGATTGTATATTGCAGGAAATGATATAGTCCTGCTCGGTAATACCGCCGTTGGAGAGCATAGTCATCTTGTCCTCCTCTTTGACACCGAAAAGCGGGTCGAGGTCGAAAGTGCTTTCCGCCATACGTGCCACATCAGGGTCAGTGCAAAACTGCTTCTTGGCGTAGTCTATTTCGAGTTCGCGCAATACCACAGGGTTGATGTTCGCCTGCCGTGCCGCTGTGAGTTCCGCCATAAGGTTCGAAGTATTGAGTATATCGTATTTGGTCGGTACGTTGATATTCGGACACATTGCACGGCGTTGTTCGGGGTTCGGCACGATATTCATATACCGATACTCACAGACAAGCAAGTACACGCCATCGAGAATACGCACGATGTCCTCGGCTATGGCATTGACAAAGTTATTCAGTTCGTCCCGGTCGAAAGCCTTTGCTACGCCCGACTGCGCAAGAGGCGTATCTGCCAAAAATTCCATATTGATTGCCGAGAGTGCATCGTATATATGTTGGCGCACCCGCTCGTCTTGCAGGCGGGCAATGTCAGCGGACTTTTGTATATAGCCGATAGGCGGTGCAGGCAGTTGCTGCTCTCCCGCTTTGGCTGCGCTGATGAGGTGTACCCCGTATGGGCTGACCTGCAATACCGACCCCGTGCCGTGGCACTTGGTACAGGTATGGGTATTTCCGTCTTTGTCCCGTACCGTTCCTGCTCCGTGGCACTCGGAACACTCGGAGTTGGTATAGGCGTATTTCTCGGAGTGTATGTGCTGCACAATCTCGGCTTGCAGGTCGGAGTACTCTCGGGCGGCTTCGTCCAAAGAGGGTATCATACCCGACAGACGGCTCTCGAAAATAGTCTCATTGTTGGTGCGTGAATGGAATATACCTCCCGCCTTGAATGCTGGCAGGTAACCCATATTATGGTCGTATATCTGTACGGCTTGCACATCGCCTTTGCTGTTTACCTGCTCATAGCGGGCAATCTGTGTAGTTGTGATAACGTAGTAAATAGCCCCGTTGGTATTAACTATGCGCCCGTTGGTGGAACGATAGGTAGAGGTATCCCGACTTTTGAGGACTATGTATTGTCCCTCGGCATAGTCCATAATCTGGTTGCTGTCGTAGAATTGTGCCACGGGACGCACATACTCGGCATTACTCTCTGGTATCTCCATTGGTACAACGGCTATGATACCATTTGCGTCGAGCAGGTACTTGCGGAGCAGTTCCGAAAAAGCCCAGTTTGTGATACTATGGAATACAGGGTAATCCATTTCGCAATACTGCTCCAGCGTCTCGGTTGTCGCAATCACCCTTGGTACGTTCTCGGGGTCGTACTGGATAGACCAGTCCTGCGAGCGGCGTATCTTCTCAAGCGAGGAAATGACCTTGGAGATACTCTTCTTCGTAATTGGTACGTAAATCTTTGCCCTGTACTTTTTTATCTCCTCGGGTTCGGACGGACGGCGTTCCTCGATAAGGTCTTTCGGCATAATGCCATAGGCGTGCACTTTGAGTTTGTTTGCCAGCGTGGTGCAGAGAATGCGGTTTTGGTACGTTACGCCTGCTGCGAATTGTTTCACGTTGGTGGGCGTTAGGATAGTGTTGTCGGTTTGCATATTGTTAGCAGTTAGAGTTGCGTTGTGTAACGTTGGTTTTCACTTTGAATGTGGCGCGTGTGAGGCGTATACCGCAGTCGGAATAGGTGTAGTTGTCTTGGTCTATCTCGTAACTATCCGACTTGGTTACACGCTCGCCGTTGATATAGACCTCATCGCAAGACAGAGCGGCAACTATCTTCTCGTGCCACTCCTCGGGGATATAGTCCGTCTCGCCCTCGTACTCTTTGTTAATCGTAGCATATAGGACTATCTGTTCGCCGTTGCGGTTCTCGTATATCTTGTCCGTCTGCTTGTATTGCGGTTTGCTGACACGGATAGGCAGAGCGAGTTGTATAGCTGATTTGGTTCGGTTATGTTTGTAAAACGGAAAGCCAAACTGCTCCTCATTGCAGTAGTAGGTAAGCCTTGATAGATAGCCGTCCTCGTTGCCCACATAGCGCAGCAGATTGGAATAGGCAAGTATCTCTACATCTGCATTCTCCTCGTCTGAGTCAATCCATAGTCCCACAAGCCGCAGGCGAAAACACTCCTGCGGAGCAAGATATGTGGCAAGTCTTAAAAGTTTACTCCAGCCATATGTTCTTTGCCCATTCCACGACATTCTACTACCAATGGTAATGCTTGTCCGAACCACATCTCCATTGGCTCGTACGAGGTCTATACGCGCATAACAGTCGTTGTATTCGTCAGGGTCGAAGTGACTATGATTATCCATATACGCAAAGAACCACAAGGGTATGCTGTCGCACACGGGTATCGGTATTTCTTTTTTGAGCGGGTCAATGCTGTCGCTCCATTGGATAAATTGTTGTTCTAACATATCAGTCTGCTTTTGGTATGAGTTTGAATGTCGCTTCGCCATCGGCAAAGGAGTAGGTAAATTCTTTTATCCACCCGAGTACTCCATCCACCTCTATCAGTCCGTATGGGTTGGCTTTTACTTTCTTGTATTCTGCCACCGACAGCGGATAGGTGAATGATATAGTCTCGGCTTTGAACACTCTCGGAATAATTACATCGTCCGATGAGGGTACACCTGTATTCACTTGCCCTGTGTTGTCTAACTGATAGGTCTTGTAGTACCGCTCTCGGAGAGTGTAGTTCTCTGTATTTTGCTTTATGCCTGCAACCTGCGAACCACTGGGGAGTATTTGTGTATAGGCTGGTATTGCGTTCACGCTATCGGGGATAGTATAAAAGCGTTCCTCATCTCCGAGAAACATTGTGGGGATAGTTTCAATCTGTGCTTTATAGTTAATCGTTCCCGATGTGCAGGCAAATGGTTTAATGCCAGCCACACAGAATAGGCGGTTTATCCAATGGTAGGCATTGCGTGCTGGGGATATTTTGCAGTTGTAGTTCTCGCTTGTTCCTGTTCCGCCACCTACGACCTCGCCTGCATTCTCGTCAGAGCCTATTCCGTAAGAGTTCCCTTCCTGTCGCATTGCCCAGTAGACAGAGAATAGGAATATATTTTCGTCGTACTTGTATTCTTCGTCCGGGTTTGATTTTAGTGCCGCACGGCGGGTCAGTTCCGTGGCGTAGTTATCGGCTATGAACGAGCAGAGTTTGCTCACAGACTGGCTTACGGCTTTCGTTGAGGTGATGAACGTACGCTCCGACATAATGCTGTCAATAGAGTTGATGTCTTCGCTTGTGGCGTATTTCTTGTAGCCGATAGTCAGTTCGGAAATAATGAGCGATGTATCAATGGCTGTCTTTACCTCTTTCGGTGCTGTTATGCGCAGTATCGGGTCGCCTGTTTTGTAGAACCACGACCACCGTTCCATACGGACATAGGTCTTGCCGTTCTCCTCGGAAAAGCCCCACCCTATGCAGTCTATGGCATCGAGTGCTTCGACAAGTGTCTTGAACGACATCGGCATATTGCGCTCTTTGTCCGTGGTCGTATATAGCCCACGTATCTTATAGCCGTTTGTTATGACTTTGAGTGCACTATCTCCAAAGTAGTACCCGTATTGGTACTGATTGTCGCTTGTGGCGGTATGCGGGTTGAGGATACTATCAAATCGGCTGTATAGTTCCGACTTGACTGTCAGTTTGTTTTCACTGATACTTTCCGCCACTTTGTTCAATGCCTCGTGTACAAACATCGTGTCGGCAGATACCTCCTTGATGAGGTTCGATTTGAGTTCCATTTTCAAAGACGAATCGCTGTCTATCACGATATGAAACGGCGCAAGATTGTTGAGGTATTGAATGCCGCCTGAATAGTACTGATAGTTGTCGTTCCGTATGAACAGACCAAAAAGCAATGAGTTTAATTGTCCTACCTGTATATACTCGTCAATGCTTATACTGAATGTCTGTTTGGTGGAGTAGTTGCTATTGCTGGCTACGATGTATTGCCCACTTGTACTAACATTCCCATTCAGTACGAGTTGGGGGTATATATACAGGTTTGCTGTACCCGACCCTGTATTTGTAAAAAGCGATGTATCAAACACAATGCTCCCTTTGAGTTGCAGGCTGATATGAATGTACGAACTATCGTCATAGTCCATATCATCGCTATCCGCTGGCGTATAATAAGAGGAGAATGTCTTGGCGATATTCGGTATTGTATTGTGGTTTTGACTACTTCCGAATTTATTTTCACCGACTTTGGACGCTTGGAACCACTTGTCTGCAAGAGAGCCAAACTCATTCAATGACTGCGTATCATATACGAGGTCTATGAATGCCCATCGGAACTCGTCGGGAAGTGTACCGTCGTACTGGTATTGCTCTGCCTCTTTGATATAATTTACATACTGAATAACCCGTTGCGGGAGTACAAGCCGTTGCCACGGGTACGAGTGTGCAAGGCTCTTGCCGTCAATGGTCTTTGTGCCGTTGAGGTCTATCTCCACATCGGTTCGGTTGTTGAACGTGGTCTTTACTCCCACCTCCCCCACTTTGCAGGACACAGAGCAGTAGTCGCTGTATTGCTCCTCGTAGGTGGATAGGTCGAGGACACCGCTGTACATCTCCTCTCCGTCGGCAGTTACCCGATAGGTCAGTTCCGTGTCGAGGTCGGTCTGGTAGGCAGCACGAATGAGGTCGGCGGCAGTATTGTAGAACTCCAATGTCTGCTCGCTCACCTCGGCACTCATTCCGTGGTACTCGCCACGCTTCATTGTCATTTTGAGACTGTCGAACCCGATAGGCTCGTCAATCTCCGTCCCGTTGAGATAATGCTTGATTACCATTGCGCTTGATATTTAGTGTTGAGGTATGTACGTATATCGTTTCCACTCTGCACGGTTACTCCGTGTCTGTCCACGTTCACATTCACGGCACGTTGTCTGGGCATAGCCTTTGCCACCGCTTGCCCGAGGCGGTCATAATCAATCGGCTGCCATTGGCTTGCTGCCACCGCTTGGTCGAGCAGCACAGGATTGATGTTCGCACTTGCAGGAATAGGCAGTTGTGGCACTCCGTATGCTCCCCACGCTCCGGGCTGGTCTATCTTGTTGTGCGGGATAATACTTGCGCCCTGTGGCACGTACATAATCTCCGCCCCCTTTTCGCCCACGAGAGCATACTCGCCCTGCCCGCCTTTACGACCCTTGGCATACTGCGAGAGCGGTTTGGCTGCCGCTATGGCAAGTTGCGTTGCGCCGAGTGCTGCAGCCGTTGCAGTAAGTGCTATGGTACTTACACCAAAGTCGACTTTCGGCACTTGCGCCCAAATACTCATAATTGCCATAGCCGTAGAGAGACCGATTTGGAATATTGCATTCGCCTTGTCGAGTTTCTGCTGTCGGAGTTTCAACTTGGCTTTCTTCTCCTCCAACTCCTTTTCACTGATGTATTTCTTGCTTGCGTCATTTTTGGCTTCCTCTGCGTCCGTGGTGTACATCTCGTCGAGTTGATCAATCTGCGCCTGTATATTGTCGGAGACAGCCCCGAATATCTCGTCCGTCATCTGTCCGAGGGTCTGCAATATATTCCCCGCTATGTTGATTATATCTTGTAGTTTCTGCGCATTCGACTCTGCCACACGGTTGTTATTTTCGATTTCCATATCGGCTATCTTGTTGCTGATGTCTATGTACTCCTGCGACCCGACCTCGGCGGTGGCGAGTTTCTTTTGCCAGTATTTCATCTCCATATCAACCCGATACTGATATATCTCGTCCTCGGTTGCCATCTCCAACTGCATACGCTTGGTGTTGTACTCAATCACAGACTGGAAACTTGCCACATCTGTTTCTTCCTCCTGCTCGCGCTCGGGGGCTTTGTAGTTTTGCAACTCCACTTGTGCATCAAACTTGTCTTTGGGGCGATTGGATGCATCGAGGTTATACAATACCTCTTTCACCGTGCGTTCGTCCTCGGCGGCTTGAATGAGCAACTCCTTTCGGCGGGCGAGTTCGGCTTTGAGGTCTTCCTCCCGCTGTTTGGCTGCCGCCGTGCGTTCTGCGATTTCCTGTACAGTGTAGTCATCGTTCAATTTGTTCAGTTTATCATACGCCTCTTTCTGCATATCCAGTGCCTCTTGCAGTGCTTCTTTTTCTTTGTCGGAGAGTTCGCCTTCGGCTTTCCGTTGCTTATCGTGCAAATCCTCGATTAGGTTATCGGCGTTTTCGAGTTGTTTCTTTGCGCTCTCTTTTTGAATGTCCAAAATTTCTCTCCAACCTTTGCCCTCTGCCTCTGCTATTCGTGCCGCAAAATCGCTGTCGTCGGCTAACTGACTATTGATTCTGCGTGTGCGTTCCAACTCTCCCGAGAAATTGCGTTGCGCTTCGGCGGCTTTCTTGGAATGGCTGACGATTGCCATTAACCCCGCTGCAAGTGCCGCAAGTCCTGCTACAAGCCACATCACGGGATTGGCGAGAATGGTCTTGTTCAGTATCTTCATTGCCACGTTCTTTGCTTTGATAGCCACCGTACTTGCCGTCGTGGCAGCAGTATTGGCTGTCTGTGCCACCGTGTCGGTGGTAGTGGTTGCCGTGGTGGCAGTCTCCGCTACCGCCTGCTGCCCTTTGACTTTGTTCAGCAGTTTGATAGCCGCTGTGCGTATCACCACGTTGGCGGCACTCCGCTTGTCGAGTACCGTCATCACTTGCTGCACACCTTGCAACAGAGCCATAGCCGCCTGCACTTTGAGAAATGCCTGTTGCAATTCCTCGCTCTCCCCGCCGAGCAATGCCATAGCCGAGGTGGCAGCGTTGAACGTACCTACCAAACCACCACCGACCTGCATAGCAGCGTCGAGGTTCTTGGTATCGGACGCAAGCAACGTGATAACCGCTTGTGCGTCTCCGATGGTATCGGATAACGTACTCGCTTGGTCTGCCAACTCAATGAAACGTGCCGACGTGGTATCGCCCGCCTCAGCCATTCGCAACATCTCCTCACGCATAGCCATCAGTTGCTGGCGCATTTTTACGCCCGCTCCCGACAATGCGTTGTACTGATTGACCGACTGTTGCAGCGTCTTAATGTTCTTCTTGTTTGCGTCTATGTCTTGGTTGATAAACCCCGCTTCACGCTTGTAGTAGTCGGCGTTCTCTTTGAGTTTAGCCGACAACTGCGCACGGTCTTTGATTGTGTTCTCTATGTCTTTTGCGTCCGCCTTTTCCTGCTCCTGCAAACGTTTGAGTTGGTCGGTCAGTTCCCTGTTGCGGTCTTTGAGACTGCGTACCTGCTCCTCGGCATTGGAGAGGTCTGCCTCGCCCGTGATACGGATGATTACGTTATTTTCGTCCATTGCGTGCTTTGAGTTTTGCTTGTTGTTCTTTGAGTATCTTGTTTTGCTGCTCTATGCGATCTATCTCTTTGTCAAGACGGTAGAGAAACTCCAACAGAGTGAGGTCTCGCAGGCTCTGTCGGTTGTCCTTGGCTACGATGTCTTTCCAACTTTCGTACTGGTCGGCTCTTTGATTGAGGACAACATACGGAGCAGTTCCGAGTGGGTCTTGTTGAGTTCCTCGTTGAGTTTGGAATACGTGCTTAAATCGCCCCCGACATTGCGCAAGAACGGCATTAACTCCGTCAAAGGCTTCTGCGAAAAAAAAGCCGCCACCTCTTTATCTTTCCGCCACTTGGCTATTTTCTTTTCTGCGTATGCTTGCTCAAAGACAGCGGGGTTCTCCGTCTTATCAAAGAAACAAACCGAAGCCAGTTGGTAGAGCAGTTCCACATCGCACGGCATAGACAGTCGCTGTTTGAGTATCTCATTCATTTGGTTGAGCGCATAGATATCTATGTCCTTTCCGTGCAACACCTTGTACACCGCCTCGGTGTAGCGTGTGAGAAAATCACGCGAGCAGCGCATCTCCACTTGGTTGTAAATATACATCGCTTGCAGACCCCGCTCATACGGCAGGTTCGTGATGTCGGCAAACTGATAGTACTTTGTGCCGCCCGAGGTAAAGGCGTATTCGATACGATACTTTTCTTTCTGCTGACGCTTGCGGTCGAGTTGCGTGCGCCATACCTCTGCCAGTTCTTTGATCAGTCCCATTGTTGTAATTGTGTATTCAGCACGTTGTCCGTGCCTTTGTCAATGATATAGTAGTTTCTTTGTAGCCGCCACATAGTGCGGGCGGGATACAGATATAGTTCGAGATTTCCCTCGGATGTAGCCTTTCGGTAGATAAGCGGCAGACCGCTGCACGGACAACCCTTTTTCCAAAACGTGTATCCGTGCTCTCTTGCCACCTGCTCCATATCGGTTGTAGTGTTCATCGTTGCAATGTGTGAGGGGTGGCTTTGTAAATGAGTGCGTGCCGATAGTCTATATCAAGGAAACGGCGTTTGCCTTTCCGTGCTTTGCTGTTCCACTCTCTGAACTGCGCCCTGTTGCCGACATAGAACTGCGTGCCTGCCTGTACCACATAAGCGGCTTTGCCTGTCTCTCGGCAGAGTTGGTCTGCCTCCCGAACGGCGTTGCGCTTGCGGACGCGGAATAACGCCTTGCGTATCCACTTGTACGGATATATCACCCAGCAGAAAAGCACCACGGCAATAAGCGATAGTGCGTGTATCACTCTATTATTTTGCATAATTGTGTAGAGATTATTGTGTTCAGACCGATTACGCCGAGCATAACGGGCAAAACCTGCCACGATATCCCGTATAGCAGCGGATAGATAGCCAGCGTGTATATCCCGCCCATACATACCACGCACTCGCACAATGGCTTGCGGAGGGTCGGGCAATGCAGGTAGTCGCATACTTGGCAGATAAACCGCCGCACGGAGTGCAGCAACATTCCGTCTGACATACTGATGTAGATAGCCGTAATGATTAGGCTAATGATTACGATTTGTTCAAGCATTATTGTATTTGTGTCAGTTGTTTGTAATAGCGGTGGAAATAGTAGCGCACGTTGTCGAGAAAGTCTGCCTGCTGTGCTACGTTGTCGCGGGTCGTCTTGATTGGCTTGTTCTCGTCGTCTGCCATAACGTTCTCGAAATCAAAGATAGCAGGCTTGCAACGCTCGCTGTCGAAGACAATGTCGTACTGCTCAAAGAGCGAGTTCATAAAATAGCGGCTGTCAGCAAGACGCGGATTGCTGCCGCTGTACTGCATTTGCGATTTGGATAGTCCGAAATAGGACTTTATCACATCGTAGTTGTTGAGCAGCGACATCGTGGTGAGGTTCGAACCTGCGCAGTCGCCCGTAACGAGGTAGAGGGGCTTGTATTGTCCGTATCGGCGGTCTATCTCCTCGCAGACCATTCGTGTGGTGGCGTTCTCTATACGTATGCAGTCGATACCCCGTGCCTGTCCGTTGATATGCTGGAACAATGTGCAGGTCATCGGGTTGCGGTTGAAATCCCACGACATCACCAGCGGTTCGGCGGGGTCGTACTCCACGTGTCCCGTGTGGCGTTCTCTGCTGAAAGCAAAGAGCCATCGGTGCTCGTTGATGGCTTGCGGGTTCTGCTGGTACTGTGTCTCGAATACAAAGCGGTTGGCGGCTTGTATCTTGTGCAGTTCCTCCACCGTGTGTTTGAATGGGTAGAGTGCTACCTCGTGTCCCTCGCTATCGACTGAGAGAGCAGGCAAGGATAGCACCTCCCATTCGTTCGGTTCGAGAGCCTGCAAGTAACCTGCGAGGTCGTCTCGGTGCAGGCGTTGCATAATCACTATGATAGGCGTGTTTCGGCTGTTCACACGGCTGCGGATGGTGTTCTCGAAGCGGTCGTTTACCTTGTTGCGTATCACGGGCGAGAATGCGTCCTCGGGCTTGAGAGGGTCGTCTATGATTATCGCACCGCCCCACTTGTGTGCGTTGTCGCCATTGGGGAAATCCTCTTCTACGATACCCGCACCGAAACCCGTTACCTGCCCTGCCGATGAGGTGGCATACACCCCACCGCCTGCCGTGGTGTACCATTTCTGCTTGGCTTTGCTGTCAGGCTTGATTTGTACATAAGGAAACAGTTCCTGATACCAGTCGGAGGCGACTATGTCTTTCGTGCGCTCCGAGTTGTCGAGAGCGAGCGAAGCGGAATAGGAAAGGTGTATATACTTGCTTGCGGGGTTGAGCGCAAGCCCTTTGGCAATAAACGCTTTCACCGCCATTTCGGTCTTGGAGTAGCGTGGCGGACAGTTAATGATCAGTCTGCGACATTCGCCCGCAAACACTCTGTCGAGTGCGGCGGCAATACGCTTGTGGTGGTCGCCCACGTTGAACGACCGCCCCTCGTTCTGCCGAAAGAAATAACGGCAGGCAAAGAGCGTGTCGGTGGCTACCTTGGAACGTATGATGTCGGTGCGGGTCATAGGTCGTCTAATTGTCTTAGAAAGGCTTTGGCTTGCGACAGGGTCAGCGGCTGATTGTTGCAGAGCGGTGTGCCGTCTTTGCCTGTCAGTTCGGTGCGTGCCACAGGCTTTTCGCCCACCGTATCACGCAGCGAGTTGAACGCCTGCACGTTGCCGTCGAGAGCTTCATTGAAGAGCGCAAGAGTAAGTGCCATTTGGTTCGTCTGCTCCCCCTTGGGTAAACCGATAGCGGCAAGTTGTTCTGTATAGTCGCCCCGCTTGCAGGGCATAGAGAGCAGCAACTCCACCGCCTCACGCAGCGACTTGCGCTCACGGGCTCTGCGGGCGGTCGTCTCTCCGCCTTTGCGTCCGCGTTCCCGTGCTTGGCTCGTGCTGGGAGCGCGGAGATTGCCGTTTTTGCCGTAATTCGTTTTTGCAGACATAGATAGCGTGGTTTAGCCTTGGAGATACAAACGATACGGTCTTGCTTCCCGGTTTTACTCCTGCCCAAGAGGGCGATGCCGCTTCTGGCAGTTTATCCGTATCGTGGTGGCTCCCGTAGTGCATTGCTGCAGGCGGGAGCATTGCCGTTGCGCCGCAGGTGAGACTTGGTCGAACATAATAGACTTGTGGTTGTAGTACGGCACAACGGCTTTGCTGTGTGATAATTTGAGTGATATACACAACAGGGTCTCCTTGGCAATTACTTCAATACGTCTGCAAAGATACTTATCTTTTTGATAATATACAAATAATTTGCATATTATTTTACGCAAATCACAAAATTAGCAATAGCAAATGATAATTATATGCAGAATATACACTTTCCGTACCTCCATATACCCATTACGGAGAAAAGACGTAGAAAAGACGTAGAAAGAAAGGGCTTTTATGCAGTGTTTTTATGCACCGTATGCACTCCGAATAATGCATACTCTGCATACATACAGACACAAAAAAACCGTCCTCTCGGCTCAAAGAGGACGGCGGATGTCAAAAACTATAATGAAAACGAGCCTTATAGAATGGTGAATGTTGCCATACGTTTACCCAAGCGGTTGATACCTGCTTGTATCTTTTGCGCTTGCGTGGCGGATATATATTGCCCCTGTTTGTACTGACGGAGCAAAGAGGCATTGATACCAACCTCTTTGGCAAGTGCCGCCATATTGATATAGCGGGAGAGTTCTGTCAATGCGCAAGCCGTATCGTATTCATACTCAAACTCTATATTCTCTAATTCCTCGGGGACGGGTTCGTTATTCTCCGTGTAACTGGCTTTCATTTCCGACAGACATTCCTGAAAATCCACCTTTGCTGCTTCCAATGTATCGCCCGTGCCGACCAATACATTACTCAACCCCTCGCTGTTGAGCCAATATGCGCCATCTTTCCCGCGCTCTATGCGTACTTTTGTTTTCATTTGTCTTGTGTGTTATTTGTTATGTGTGTTGATATTTTTGCAAAGAAGGGGGGATTAAATCCCCGCCTCCCGTTTGATTGCTTCCACCGTGCCTTTCGGTATCTCTTTTGAGCCGTGGCGTGGTACTGATACTTGCGATTTCGGCTTTTGCGGATTGTAATAAATGTCGTGCCCTCCGCCGTGCCTTTTCAAAATCCAGCCGTTTTGCTGTAAAAATTTGACAAATTCACTTGTTTTCATTATCTTTTGTTTTTGACGACGCAAAGATACTGCTTTTCTTTATATTACACAAATGTTATATGATAAAATTGCAATATATCTGTATTTTGCAATCTCCACATAACAAAAAAGCCGTCCTCTCGGCTCAAAGAGAACGGCGGGTGTAATTAAAAGAACAAACAGAGTTGTGAGCCTTATGGTATAGGGGCTGCATTACGAAAAGTAAATTCCACGTCCTCTGTTCGAGTGCAGTGTTCTCGCTCGTAATGTTTTTTCATTGCGGCATATACTGCCTTGAAATCATTGATAGCCTCTTGCGCGGTATCGCCCTCACCGAAGAAACCAAACGGGAAATATTCATCGGTATAGACCGAATAGAACCCGTCTTTGTTTTACTCGATAAATGCTGTAACTTGCTTCATAATCAAAGCGTGTCGGCAGTGCGGCGTATGCGGTCGGAGAGGTCGCAGAGTGCGCCTTTGAGTTGCTGTTTTTCCTCCTCGGTGAACGTTACCTGCTTGCCGTTTACCACCTCTTGGTTGATTTTGTGGTACAACCACGAGGGAGTTTTGTCGAAATAACGCATACATAATCTGCCGATGGCGATGTCGCAAAGGATGTCCTGCATCTTGGTTTTTACTTCATTCTCCATAATTGTATCTTTTTTGTGGCACGCCCTGTTAATAGGGGGTGCCTGTTTCAAATAATAGATTGTCTAACCGTTCGTGAATATCAAGGTAAAAATCGTCTTGATAATACATCCGCCCTTTCGAAGCCTGAAAATTCCGTATTGCCTCAATCAGGTCTTTTTCTCGTTTTGTAAGTCTCATAACTGCTTGTTTTTTAATTACACTGCAAAGATAATACATTTTTTCGTATCGTGCAAATCTTTGATACATTTTTTCGTATTTTTCTATATTTGTAATCTTTGCATAACAAAACCGCCACCGACCTATCACAGGCAGGCGGCGGCAATCCAACAAATGAAAAAACAATTCCTGCTATTATAACCCGCAGGCGGGGCGTTACCATAATTTCCGTTCTGCCACCCGTAGCACTTGCCGGAGGGTGTAGGTTACTTTCTTGCTCATAGGTCAGTCCTCCAAATTAGCCAACTGCTCGTCGGTAGTCCTGCTGACTATCTCCACGGCAATGGCGTGTACGTACTCTTTGGCGGCTTTCTCTTTGTCGGGTTCGGCGGCAAGGATTGCCTGTAACTGCTCGCGGATATTGTCCTCCGCTCGGAATACCGTGGGGATTAACTCCTCCCAACGGCTAATCATTTCGTCTCGTGTCATAATCTATTATTTTTTCAAATTTGTCAATTCTACGTTTCCTATTGTCTCCCCATTCGCAATTATGCCTGTTCCACTTGTTGAGAATACTCCATAGGACTCTGCCACGTACAGGCTTGTTATTATGCAGATAGTCGTATGCTGCCTGCTCTTTTCGGTTCTTGCTCATACTTGTAAATAGACTTGTAAATCGTGATTTTTAAGTTATAAGTTGCGTGGTTTGAAATTCTTGCAGGCTCTTGTGCCTACGATTATTTTGGGGAACGGCTGCAAAGCACAGATGATGAGTGTGGGCTTGCGCTCCCCGATACTCAAATTCAAAGGGTTGGTGTCGTAGGTGGCACGTGCGCACTCATCACACACGTGTACCTGCTCGGTTGTCTGCTTTCTCGGTGGCATATTACCAGTTTACTTTCGGTTCGTATTGTTTGATTAGGTCTTGGCTGAACGGCTGCGCTCCCGCTTTGAGGGCAAGGTTGAGCATCGTCTGCGCCATCTTGCGGGTGTCCTCGTCATAGGTCGGGTTCGCCCCGTTGGTGATGTCGCAGTACATCATTGCCAGTTGCACGATGTTGTTCGCATTGAAGTACTGCGTGTCGTACACCTCCACGCTGTTCTCGTCGTTGGCGACTATCACCTCGGAGAGCCGCATCATCCAGTGGCGGGTGCTCTCCATAGCGTGCAGCAGGTTCGTGAGTACGTACTTGGCGTTGGGCTTTACGTGCGGGTGGTGCTGCATATCGCTGTCCCGCAAACATATCTCCGCCGCTGCCGTCAGTACCGCACCGAGGGTAAACATATTCTCTTTGTCTCGTTTGGTCATTGTTTTGAGTTTTTAGAAAAAAGCAGGAACGGACAAACCTGCGAGTACTAAACACAAACAAATCAATAAACTATATACCGCTTCCGTTTTTGTCCCCTGCGGTGTGGGGTTATGAAAAAGTATGCAGGTCGGGTTCCCTACGTTCCAGATGTCCGCAACTTGCGAGTTTCAGCCTTGCGGCAGTTGCGTGAGCCTGTTCTTGCAGCCCCATTCACTGTCTTATCCTGCATACCGTGTCCCCTTGGCGGGTTATATCTTGTACCTGTGTGCCGCCGCTTTCGGGTTTGGGTAGGTTATCCGCCGTGTATCACACGGGGGCTTGGCATTGGTACAATGGTTCACCCAGCGCAACTCACGCATTACGCCCGCTTGGCGGCATATCGCTTTGCCTCTGTAATAATCCAAGTGTATGCACTCGGCACATCTGTCGTCTCTCATATCATTTCCAATGCTCTGAGAATTGCAGCGTTCAGGGCTTCTTCACGGGTGGGGAATTCGTCTGTTTCTTCAAACTTGACTCCCCAGCCTATATTGCACCAATAAATTAGTCCCCCTCTGTATCGCTTCGCGTCTGTGACTAAGATTATCCCTTTCCCCTCCAGCCAGTCCACTACCTCGTGGTAGGTAGGGGCGGCGATGTACCATACACTAAACTCGGTCGGTTTGCCTGTAACTACACGCTCGGAGACGTATCGATTATGCACGAATGCCAACTCGTCTGCCGTCTCGCGGTAGTACCAATCGGCGAACTCCTGCGGATACCCCTTTTCTTTGAGTTGTTTTGCCGTCTCAAACGGCACGTAAAATTTGATGTCCATAATTCAACTATACACCCACACCAGCGGGTTGCTTGATTTTCATTGTTGCTATGATTAAAACATTCTACACTCCGTTACTCGC